GAATCCAAAAGCGACAGTGTGAGCATTACAGTCAATGCCAAAGCTGCCAAATGGAAAAATGACTGGATGCCGGAAAAGGGCGTGAAGCTCTACCCGGCTATTGTTGTAAAGGACTGGAATATCGGGGGCATTGAGAGCGGCTACAGAGATTACAGCGCCGAGTGCGGGGCATTCGTGCTGGATGATCTTAGTTTTGCCGGTGCACCTGATTCGCTGACGATGGGCGGCGTGGCAAAGCCGAACGACACCAGCTTCAGCGAGAGAAACCGGACCTTTACATGGAAGAACACCAGCGTAAAGAAAATCGCTGAAACCATTGCAGGCCGTTACAAATTGGAGCTGAAGTTTGAGGGAGACGACCACGGCATTGATGCAAAGGAACAGGACGGAACAGATAGTGCCTTTCTGCAAGATCTGTGCAGCACCTATGCACTGGTTATCAAAGTCTACACTTCAAAGCTCTGGGTGTACGACCGGGAAAAGTACAAGGCGAAAGATCCTGTATGGACGGTATATGAGAGCCGGCCCGTTGGAAATCCGACGGCCCTGTGCGTAGAGCCGGGAAGTTTCAAGTGGAACACAAAGCTGACTGGAACATACACGGGCGGCCTTTATACCTACACCAACAAACAGAAAAAAATCAATATCAACGTCAAGGTGGGCACGGACGAACGCCAGCTTAAACTTACTGGAAAGGTAAGCAGCGAGGCAGACGCAAAAGCCCGCCTGATAGCGGCCATCAAGAATGCCAACCACGGAGCAACCCAGATCAGTTTTACGATGTTGGGCTATCCGGCCGGCGCTTCAGCGCAGTGCTTTAACCTAGTTGGCTATGGAAAGATGGATGGAAAGTATTTCGTTGATCAGATGGAACACAGCATATCTCCATCCAGCGGCTACAAAACACAGGTCAAGGCCAGCAAAGTGGAAAAGGAGGATTTCGCATGAGCAGTGAAGTGAGATTCGGCAATGTGAGTTCTATCGACTATGAGGCTGGAAAGTGCGAAGTTACTTACCCAGACAGGGACGACACCGTTACGGAAATGGTGCCGTTTCTGTCCAATGGCGAGTACCAGACACCGGAAGTTGATGATCTTGTGCTTGTCCTGCATCCAGGAGAAAGCCCGGAAGATGCTGTTGTGGTGGGCACCGTCTGGAATGAAAAGAACAAACCGCCTGAAGGAAAAGAAAAAGTCTACCGAAAGGATTATGCCAACTCACGGGGAAAGGCATATCGGAAGTTTGATGCAAATGCCAAAGAACTGACCGACTATGTGGACGGAAAGAAAATCCTGAAGGCAAAAAGTCTTGAGATCCAGGTAGGCGGTGCAACCGTGACCATCAGCGAGGGCGGAGAAATCAAGGTGACATCCCCGGCGGGGATCACGCTTGCAGCATCCGGCGAATTGAAAATGACGGCATCGACCATCAATGCGACCGCTGGAACAGTGAACATCCAGGGCGGAGGTGGCGATGTTGTTGTGTCCGGCAAATCGCTGGTATCGCATACGCACACCGGAAACCTTGGCAAGAAAACATCCGCACCCCTGTAAGGAGGTTTTGGAATGTATGTTGGAATTTTCGGCGATGTGATTTTCTCCGTGGGACACCTGCGTGTGCTCACCCCGTCAAACTTCAAGGGAACGACCGGCGCAAACTGGGCGGAACATGAAGTTCTGGGAGGAAAAGCACGAGCAGAGTATTTATCACCGAAACTGAGAGAGTACACCTTTGATATTCTTCTGGATGCAGCACTCGGCGTGAATCCTCGCAAGATGCTGAACCGTCTGACAGAAATGTCAGAGAACGGAGAGATTCATTACCTGATTATCGGGTTTGCACCGGTATCGCAAAACAAGTTTCGGGTCACTGAAATAAGCGACAGCTGGGATTCGGTGATAAAACACGGGCTTTTGATGCAGTGCAAGGTGAGCCTGACCATAAAGGAGTACATATGATCGACTTCAGCAGCACGGTGGTTGAGCTGTCCGGTGACAGCGAAAAACAAAAAGAAGTGCAGGACATTGCAAAGTGCCTTCGCACACTGTATTCCACACCAATCGGGAGCCAAGAGGGCGACAGAGAACTCGGAATCAATCCAAACATATTTGTCGATAAGCCACTTCCGGTGGCAAAGGGATTATATGTGGCTGAGGTAACAGAGAAAACCGCATCGTTTGAGCCGCGGGCAAGAGTGGTGCGGGTGGACTGGCTGGACAGTGATGTGCTGCATGGCGTTGTAATTCCAAAGGTGGTGTACGAGCTTGTCTAAAATAAAAGAGTTTGAGAACATCCCGGACATCGACATTGAAGGCGAAGAAACGCTGGAAGAAGCTGTGGCCGATTGCAAGGCGCTGTTTGGCAAGTACAACAAAGAACTTTTCAACGGTGAGGTATCGTTGGAACGGTGTTCTGAAGCACGGCTTGTCCTTTTGACACTGGCACATCGTTCGCATCACAACATGGAGTACAGCACGGCGTGTCTGAAAGCGGAACTGCTGCCTACGAGCACGGGGCCGAATTTGGACAACCTTGCTCCGCTTGTTGGAGTGGAACGCCTGGAAGCCGGAAAAGCCACGGCGGTTATTCGATTCACACTGTCTGCGCCGAGAACGAGTGCAACCGGAATCCCGGAAGGAACACAGGTGAGAACGGCAGACAAACGGTATTTCAAAACCGAAAAGTATGCGGAGATCTTACCCGGCGAACTGACCATGGACGTAGTTGCCGTGGCGGATGAGGCAGGAAGCAACAGCGATGGGATTGCCGAAGGCGAAATCAATGTGCTGGTGGATCCTATCCCGTATGTGTCCGGGGCAAAAAGTGTTTCGGCAAGCACGGGCGGTACGGATACGGAAGGTGACGATTCATTTACCAGACGTATCAACTATGCACCTTCGATTTTCTCCGTGGCCGGTCCGGTGGATGCCTATGAATACTTTGCATCGAGCTGGCGGTCCGATGTGGCAGATACGAAGATCGTTTGCAAGGAAGGATACACGATCCACGTTTACTTTCTGATGGCCGGAGGCAGAGTTCCGACAAGGGAAGAATGTACCGGAATGCAGGAATATTTCGACACGGTAAAGCGCCCGATGGGTGATCTGGTTCTTTGCCATGCGCCGGAAGAAATCCCGTATGACATCGAGCTTACTTACCACATTGCCTTGAGCAATGTCAAGAATGCATCGACGATTCAGGAAAATGTGGAAGCAGCTGTGAAGGAGTATGAAATCTGGCAGAGAAAAATCGGCCGGGACATCGAACCGGCGGAGCTGATTATGCGTGTACGGGAAGCTGGTGCGAAACGCCCACGTCTGTTGACACCGGTCGAAACGACCGTCTCCGAAATTCAGGTGGCAAAGCTCCGAAGCTGCAAGGTGACATACGGAGGAATCGAAGATGATTGAACTCCACGAAGTCGGCCTAGTCGAAGGGCTACCGCCTGATGTTGCCAAAGAGCCATGGGTACAGATCCTTGATGCAGTTTTCAGGGAGCGGCGCAAGAAGGAACTGGAAGCTGCCGAACGCTTGAAAATCTACACGGATATTGACCGTGCAGATGAGGCGGTTCTGGATATTCTTGCGGTTCAGTTCCGCGTTGACTGGTACGACACCAGCTATCCGATTGAAACAAAGCGCAGGATCATCAAAACTGCGCTGGAAGTCCGTCGGTACTGCGGAACGGAGTGGGCAGTCCAAAAGGCGCTGTCCTCGATTTATCCGAATGTGAAGATAAGTGAATGGTATGACTACGGAGGAAGGCCGGGCTACTGGCGAATGAACGTAGACATTACCGATGATGGTGTCATTTACTACACACCGGAAGAAATTGAAAAGCGCCTTGGTTATGCCCGGCGCTGTACCGCTCACCTTGAGCACATCATCTACATCGTCGAACCGCATGAACGGTCGCCCGCTTATATCGCCGCCGCACCCTGCGGCATGGCGACATCCTGCACCGTAAAGGTCCCCGGTAGGATCAAGCCGCGGGAAATCGGCGCAAAGGCGTATGTTGCCGGTGCGGTCGGAAGATCGAAAATGCAGGTTGCCGTGGCGCTGCCCGGTGCCGTTGAAGCAAAGGCAGTGAAAGCACGAGCCTTTACGGCGGGCACCGTTGAACGGTCGCACACGGCGATAAACATTGTTATTGGAGGACAGACAACGTGAGTTGGGAAAAATCTAGCTACACCGCCGCCGGTGCCGCCCTGCTGTCGGAATCTCTCTCCGGTGGTGCGCTGGTAATCACCCGCGCTGTGAGCGGCACCGGTACGGCTGACGCAGACCTTTCGGGGGAAACCGGGGTAAGCGGCGAAACACATGACCTGAAATTGCTGGACATCGAAACCGTTGAAAGCGGCGGTGAGACGGCTCGGCGGGTAAAAATCCAGATCACCGGTGCGGATGAAACGTACATCATGCATCAGGTGGGCGTTTACGGCAGGCTGAACGACGATGCCGAAACACTCCTGTTTATTATGCAGGATGCACGCGGAGTGGAGGTCCCGTCCACGAAAGTGAACGGCGATTTTGAGATTGAGCTGTCGGCGCTGCTTGCTGTGTCGAACAAGGCCAATATCAGCATTACCGTTGACCCGCAGATGCAGGCTCTCGCAAAGATGGTCAAGGCGGAAGTCGAGAAGCACAATGCCAATGCCGATGCCCATGCAGCGACCATCACGGCAGCGGTCAGCGCAGCCGTGAAGAACCTGTCTGAATCCGGGGAAATCCTGAACGAAGAACAGGTAAAGGCTCTTATCAAGGAGCAGGTGGACGGCGGCACAGGCGGCGGCTACTATGGCTCCTACAAACTCACCCTTGCAGCTGACGGGTGGAAGCCCGCCCGCAGCGAGGATGATTACGAAAACGCTGGCGGTATGGATTACTACCAGTGCATTTATGACGCAGAACTGTCGGACAGCACCAGCGAGCTTGTACCCGTTGGCGTTGTATCTCCTGGCAGCTTCTATACTACGACCAAAGCGGGCGTCCTGAACGGGTGCGAAACGCATGATGGTTTCATCAGATTTTTCGCTCAGCGCATCCCGGAAGCAGATATTCAGGCGACCGTAACCCTGTTCGGGAAAGGAGGTGGTTCGGGTGAAACCGGTAGCGTAAGCATCGGTCAGGGCTTGAAGCGTGACGCGAGCGGCGCTATTGCCGTCCGCATCGGCGAAGGCCTTGACTTCGACAGCGCAAACGCGCTGACCGTCCGCAAAGAAACCGTTATGACGAGTGAAGACCTGCTCGACGAGGAAGAAACGCAGCAGGAAATCGTTGATATGCTGAAATAATTTTTAGGAGGACACTATTATGTCTAAGCAGATTTCTACCAAGACCACCATCCGCAACCTGACCGCTGAGATCAAGAAGACTTTCGTCAAGAAGGACGCCTTTACCTCTGTGCAGACCGCAGCCAACGCTGCTATCAAGTCTCTTGGCGTTGACGGCAACACCGTGAACTTCTACACCTCTACCGACAAGAGCGGCACTGCTGCTTTCTCCGTTGACTTCCCCTCTGAGCTGTTCCTCGACCAGACCAAGACCACCTTCGTGGCCAAGTTCAAGTTCGATGCTGCGACCTACCCCGGCGCTACCGACCCCAAGCTGGACGGCAAGCCCGTCATGGTGCTGGCCGTCAAGGGCGAGAATCCTGACTCCTGCACCTACTCTTTCCTGAGCATGGCTGCGCTGGTGGATACCTACAAGGCTAAGGCCGTCGGCAAGGATGCTTCCACCACCGTTACCATCGCTGGCTATGAGGTGGATGTCAAGGTCAATGTTTCCGCTGCTGCGGGCAACGCTCTGACCCTGAAGGACGACGGTCTGTATGTTCCCACCCCTGAGGAAGTGGACATTTCCGGCAAGGCCGATAAGGTCACTGGTGCTACCACCGGCAACCTCGCTGCGCTGGACGGCGAGGGCAACCTGACCGACAGCGGCAAGAAGCCTGCCGACTTTGTGGCCGCCGAGGCTGGCAAGCGCCTGATGACCGATGCCGAGGGCGAAAAGCTGGCCGGTGTCTCTGAGGGTGCCACCAAGACCGCAGCCAGCTCCACCAACGGCAATGTGAACATTGACGGCAAGGAAGTCGTCGTGTACACCGAGCCGGAGAATGTTCTGCACGACGAGGATGTGGAGGACTTCTCCGCAGAGGAGATCGCCGCTCTGCTGGCTGACTAAGACATGAGGAGGTAAGCTCTATGGCAAAAGCGAAGATCAAAACGCTTTTGGGCACAGGGCTTGCCGCGCTTTGCAGCCACATCAAGCAGTGCAACACCGCACTCGGAGACCTTTCCGAAGCAACGGCAAACGGATTCGAGGAAACCGATGACATCCTGCACGAAAAGCAGGATGTCACGGCTGCGGTGTCTTTTACGATTCCGGTCGATGGCTGGGGCGAGGATGATTCCTCCCCCGGCTATTTTTATTGTGACATCCCCATTGCTGGCCTGTTGGCTACCGACATTGTGGATGTTACGGTACTGCCGGAATTTTACGATGTGGCGGGTGCGGTGGGCTTTATTGCGACCGAAAGCCTCGAAGGAAAGCTGCGGCTGAGGGCCGCCAAAGCTCCGACCGAGAAAATTTCTGCACAGTATCACATTACAAGCACCGTGAAATACACGGATGCACAGGAAGGGGGAACCTAAATGGCATACGGTTCTTTTAACGCAGGCCCCGGCAAGGCGCCGGATGAAGATGTTGTCCGCACTGACCAGATCGGCATTCCGGGCGGCATTGCCACGCTGGATGCAGACGGCCACCTGACCGAGAGCCAGCGGTGGGAAGTGGACGGCTACAAAAAGGCCGAGACCGACCAGCGCATCAGCGCAGCCGTGGACGCTCACAACGGTGCGGAGAACGCCCACGGCGACATCCGCGCCAGCGTGGCCGCGATGAACGCCAGCATTAAGGCAATCGAGTTGAAGTTCGGCACGAACGTCACCAAGAATCCTTTTTCTGCCACGTTCGGCAGCCTTGACGGGCTGACAGTCAAGGGCGTGTGGAACGCAGAACAGGCGAGGGTGGAGTTCTGATGGCTGAAACATTCAAGGTCGGCGCGAATGCGCGGGAGCTGTTGCGCTACACTCAGAGGGCAACCCGCATCGTCACCGATGACATCAGCCGGAGCGATGCCCGGAAGATCATCCAGAAAGTCGCGGCGCTCGAAGATGTGCGCGACATCCAGAAGGTGTGCGGCACTGCCGTCCATGCACTCGACACACGGGACAGGGAGGGCTTTTCCAAAAGCACTTTCCGTCTGTACGGTGAGGGCATCCGGCTGACTGCCCGGCAAATCCTGCTGGATGCACATGCGGCGAACAACGTCAATTTCCAGACCGACTACGACAAGCGCGTTGAGAAGATCGGCGCAGTTGTGGACGGCTGCTCTCTGCTGCTGGAATACCTGACCATCTGCACGGAGGAAGGTATCATCAGTGCGAAGAAAGCCGGTATCTGGACAAAGAAGGTCACGGACGTAAAATACCCGGCGATGAAGTGGCTCACGTCGGAACGCGGACGTGCCGAAAAACTCCGGGCAGAAGCGGAACGGAAACGGCTGACCGAACAGGCTGCCGCCCTGAAAGCCGTCCTTTACCCGGAACCGTAAACGCACAGCGGGCAACCGCTTTGCATAAAGGGTGCGGTTTGTTTGTCTGACGCTGCCATTTGGTGGCTGCGCTCTCCGAACACCAACAATAACAACAACGTCTGGAACGTCAACACCGATGGCTCCAACAACAACAACTGGTACAACAACTCCTATGGTGTTCGCCCCGCTCTGATGGAACCGTGTGACGAGTAGGCATAAGCTGAAAGCAGTGCGCCCATCAAAGGAAACCGCATCCTGTCGCTTGCCGATGCAGGCAAGTGATAAATACATCCCGCTGAGGTGGGCCATCCCTGCCGGATGCAGCCCACTACCGCAACGCGAACCAGCGGAGGGTAATTTTGACATACGAAGAACTGTGCAGCTTTGAGGTGCTTTACAAAGCCTACCTTGAAGCCCGGAAGGGAAAGCGCAGTAAAAGCAAAACAATCGAGTACGAGGCGCAGGCGCTGGCCTGCACGGAAAAGCTGTCCCGCAAGCTGGCTGTGCGTGATGTACGCCAGCCGGGCGGCGACATCCGGCAGCAGATATGCTATGTGCCAAGTAAGTTTGAGGTCTTTGCCGTCTACGAGCCGAAGCGCCGCATGGTACACGCCCCCGCATTTGTGGACAAGGTGGTGCTGCACGCTCTGGTCGATAACATCCTGTATGATGCCCTGACAAAGAGCTTTATCCGGGACAGCCACGCCAGCCAGACCGGAAAAGGCACAGACGACGGCCTGATGCGCCTGAAAACCCACATGGTGGACTATTACCGCCGTGAGGGCCACGGCGCGGACGGCTGGGTGCTGAAAGGCGACGTGCGGCATTTCTTCGCCAGCATCGACCACCGGAAGCTAAAACGCAAGCTCAAAGCCGTGCTGGACAAGCGCGGCGTTGACCCGCGTGTCTATGAGCTGCTTTGCATCTACATCGACGTGATGGAGGACGGCTTGCCGCTGGGCTACCAGACGAGCCAGCTTTTCGCCCTCATGTTTTTGGACGAGTTCGACCACATCATCAAAGAAAAGTACCGCATCAAATACTATGGCCGATACATGGATGATTTCTACATCATCTGTTCGGACAAGAAGAAATTGCAGTGCATTCTCCGGGATGTTCGGGCGCTCATGGACAGTTACGGCCTTGAGCTGAACCAGAAAACCGCCATTTTCCCGCTGCGGAACGGTATTGATTTTCTGGGATTCCATAGCTACCTGACCGACACCGGCGCGGTCATCCAAAAGCTGCGCCGGGATAGCTCCAAGCGGATGAAGAACAAGATCAGATATTGGGAGACGGCATACCCCGCAGGCGAAGCGACCAAGCAGGAAATCCTGCTGAGCTTTGATGCGTGGGATGCCCATGCCGCCCACGGCGATACTTATTCTTTGCGCAGGCAGTACGCGGACAGGCTCGAAAAATTGCTTGAGCGCAAAATCCCTATCCATCGAAAAATCAACTCGAACAAACTTGCGCGTGACAGACGGCGGGCGAGGCAATGCCGCTGCATCTACAAGAAGCAGCACAAAGCCCTGTCCCTCTCTGTATCGCAGAACACGCGGCCTGCGGAGATCATGCCGTGGGCCTGAACGAAAACAAGGAGGTAACAATGGCAAACGTAAAACTGGGCACAAAAGCCGTTGGCAGCATTGTCAAAATCAAGGTCAACGGCGCGTCCAAAGATTTTATTGTCGTGCAGCAGGGCAATCCGAATACCAGCACCTATGATTCCAGCTGTGACGGTACTTGGTTGCTGATGAAGGACATCTACACCACGTCCACATTCGGCAACAGTAACTCGTACAAGGATTCCGGCATCCACACCTACCTGAACGGCACGTTCTACAGCCTGATCGATTCCGATATTCGGAACGCTATCAAGCAGGTCAAGATTCCGTACCAGAACGGCACTGGTTCCGGCGGCAGCCTTGCCACCGGCTCCAATGGCCTGAGCACGAAAGTATTCCTGCTGTCTGGTTATGAGGTTGGCTGGACGACCAGCGACAACGGCTATTTCCCCAAGGATGGTGTTCGGCTGGCGTACTTTGGCAACAGCTCTGGCGGCAACAGCAAGCGTGTCGCCTACAACGGCAGCTCCGCTGCCATTTGGTGGCTGCGCTCTCCGCGCACCGGCAATGACGGCGGCGTCTGGTACGTCAACACCGATGGCTCCCGCGGCAGCGGCTGGTACGACGACTCCTATGGTGTTCGCCCCGCTTTCATTCTTCCCTCTACACTCGTGGTCTCTGACGACGGCACGGTCAGTGTCAACACTGCACCTACCGTCAGCACGGACGGCGCAGCTCTTGGCGAGAAGAACACGGCCTTTGCATGGAGGTATACCGTCACCGATGCCGACGGCGACACCTTGACCGTCACCGAAAAGCTGGACGGCAAGACCACCAAGACCCGCACCGGCGTTGCCAGCGGCACGGCCCTGACCTTTGAGCAGACGGCCAGCGCTGCCGGATTCCAGAAAATCCTGAACGGCAACCACACCATCACCGTTGAGGTGAGCGACGGCAAGGAAACCGTCAGCACGTCCGCGACCTTTACCAAGGCCGTCCACGCCGCAAGTGTGACGCTGGCCGAACCTCTGACCGTGGAGGGCGACATCACCGTTGCCGTGCTTCAGGTGACCGGCAGCATTCCCGATGATGCTGTGTTCAAGGCAGAGGTTACGAACAACGCCAAGGACGCGGCCCCGGTGTGGCAGGATGCCACGACCGAGGTAAAAAAAGGCGTGAACATCGTCTTTGAGAATAAGACCGCCACCAACGGCGCGGCGTTTAACTTCCGCGTCAGCGTGGAGCGCGGCGAATCCGGCGAGGGCGGCTACATCGAAGCCGTCTCCGGCGCATTCCAGTAAGGAGGACAGTCACCATGATTCAGTGGAAAAAGGACAATCTGCCCACCCGGCAGGAGAAGGAAGCCGCAGCCAAGAAGCAGCAGGAGCACGAACAGTTGCCCGACCGTGTGGCTGAAATGGAAGATGCCCTGTGCGAACAGGACGCGGCCAACGAGAAGCGCTTGACCGACATCGAAACCGCGCTGTGTGAGCTGGACGCAGCGCTGAACAAGGAATAAGGAGGTATCACCATGAACATTATCTGGGCAAACCGCCTGATTGCAGGCACTAAGACTTGGGCAGAGATGCCCGCATCCCGCCGCGTTGGCGTGAAGAAAGTTCTGGCCGAGCGCGTAAACAAGGGCGAGATCACCGCCGAGGATTACAAGCGCATCACCGGTGACGACTATGACGTGGCCTGAGCTGTGTGAGAAGCTGTTGACCCGGCTTGAAGCGCAGGGCGAGAACATGAGCACCGAGCGTGCAGAGTTCGGGGTGCTCATGGTGGACTGTGCCATGCGCGGGTGCGGGGCTGATCCGGGCATGAAGGGAGATGGTAGCAATGGCGATTAAAGCCTATTCGTATGCGAAGGACGGGAACAGAAAGCTCTCCGCAAATTTTGCGGTGAAGGAGTTCCGCTGCAAGGATGGGAGTGACCCGATCTTTATTGACGATGAGCTTGTGACCCTGCTGCAGAAAATCCGGGATCATTTCGGGAAGTCTGTGACGATCACGAGTGCATACCGTACCGCCGCCCACAACAAGGCGGTGAAGGGGGCGACCTACAGCCAGCATTGTTACGGCAAGGCTGCGGACATCCGGGTGCAGGGCGTGGGTGTTGAAGCTGTGGCTGCCTATGCCGAGACCCTACTGCCGAATCGTGGCGGCATCGGGCGCTATCCTGTAAAGGCGGGACGCCCTGCTGGTTGGGTACATATCGACACCCGCGCGGCAAAGAGCCGGTGGGTAAGCTGAAAGTAGGAGGAAAACAGTATGGAGAACATTCTGAAAGTTTTTCTGATGGCATTCCCTGAATGGCTGGCCTGCATCTTCATGGTGGTCGGCCTTGTGGTCACGGCGCTGGCGGCGGTACGTCTGGGTTACGGCCTTGTGGTCGCAAAGACCGTGTACAAGTGGATCGTCAACGCGGAAGAAAAGTTCGGCGCGGGTGCAGGCGCAGAGAAGAAAGCGCACGTTATCGCGGTGCTGCGCGGCTACACCCCGGACTGGCTGGACTGGGCAATCAATGAGCGGACGCTGGATTGGATCGTACAGCTTGTGTTCGACTTTACCAAGAAGAAGCTCGAAGATTACATGGCAAAGAAATCCGTGGAAACCACCACTGTGGCCCGTTTCGGTAAGGCGGGGGAGGACAAGCGTAATGACTGACGAGGAACTGGAACATCGCCTGACAGCGGTCGAAAACCGTGCACAGAGCAACACCCACCGGCTGGACGAGCTGGGGAAGCTGACCGATGCAGTAAACGGCATGAACACCAATATCAAGTTGACCATCCAGCAACTCGAAAACACAAACAAGAGCCTTGAAATTGTAACGGCTCAAAACAAAAAGCAGGAGGACCGCCTGACCGCGCTGGAAAAAGCCCCCGGAACATTTGGGAACAAACTTTGGTGGGCTGTGATTGCGGCGTTGGTTTCCGGCCTTGTGGCCTATGAACTGACGATGCTTCTGCACTGAAATGAAAATCCCCCGCTGGCATCCTGATGGATTGCTGGCGGGGGATTTTTTGTTTGTCTGGAAGTTTTGCACAAAGGAAATGTGCAAAGTGTGGAAAGTTTGCGAATTGACAACGGTACACCGTATAATTTACGCTTAAAACGAAAATAAACGCCATAGTCGGAAGGAGGAAAACGGCGTGCGAGTGTTCAAACAGCTTACGCTTACAGACCGAATCCGTATCGAAAAGTGGTTGAAAGATGGGCTGAGAGTAAAGGAAATCGCAGACAGGTTGCGGGTTGACCCGTCCACGGTGTACCGGGAACTGAAACGCGGCAGCTACGACAAGTTGGACGGTAAGACGTGGAAGCTGATTCCTACATATAGCCCGGATATTGCAGAACAAAGGTATCAGGCACATCTTCGGGAAAAGGGGCCAAACCTTAAAATCGGCAAGGATCATGAGCTTGCAAGCTATATCGAACAGACCATTATAGATAAGGACTGCTCACCGGCTGCGGTGTATGGTTATGCCATGGAAGAAGGACGGACATTCAAAACGCATATATCGGTGCCTACCATATATAGCTACATCAAAAAGGGTGTGTTTCTGAATCTGACACAAAAGGCTCTGCCCAGACATGGCGTGCATAAGGGCGACTATAAAAAGGTCAAAACAAAGAATCCTGCCCGTGCGCCGGCTGGCGAGAGTATCGAAAAACGCCCGGCGGAAGTAAAAGACCGTGAAGAATTTGGACACTGGGAAATGGACACGGTGTATTCCGGCAAGAAGAAAAGTACGGTTGCACTGCTGGTGCTGACCGAGCGCAAAACCCGGAACGAAAATATTATAATGGTGCCGGATCGCCGTGCAGAGACGACCGTGCAGGCAATCAATGCGCTGGAGCGGAAGTTGGGCGCAGAGAAGTTTGGCATCATTTATAAGAGCATCACGGTGGACAACGGCAGTGAGTTTGCATTGGCCGATCAGCTGGAACAGTCCTGCATCACCGGGGATAAGCGGACGAAGGTATATTACTGCCACCCGTATTCTTCCTGGGAACGTGGGAGCAATGAGAATGTGAACGTC